TTCTCCTGTAAATCCTTGAGCATATAAATGTACTAATCCAATTTTAGTTAATTCACTCTCTATAATTCTCTGAAGTCTTTCTACTGTTCTAGCAAAACGAATATCTTCTGCTGCAAGAGTTGCTTTACCTGTAAGGTCTTTTTCGTATCCAAAGTATGCTTTTGGCACTTTTAATGCAGCAAACATCTTATCTCTTAAGTATTCAATATCATTTGTACCATCATACTCTAACCCTTTAGTTGTATCAATACGAGTTGAAGTATCTCCTCCACGAACTGGTAGGTAGAAGTCTTCCATCATATTCATCACATTGAACTTCAGGTTATATTCTCCTGTCTGTGGATCAACGTATGGTGTTTTCTTAACACTGTTGATAGTCTTTTGCATGAACTGCTCAACTTCATTCGGTGGAATAGATCCTACATTTACATAGAATATTCTCTTCTCAGGAGCTCTCATGATTCTATGAATCAACATCGCATCCTCCATCATAGTAAGTTGTTTGTAGATCTTTCTAGCTGGTTCTATATAAGATCTTCCGTATGGTAGGTAATTTGTATCTGATAATAACCTGAAATGTGCTACTTCGTAGTTTTCAAGTGTAATAATTGATTTATTTGATTTTGGGATGTAGTTTGGATCTGCTGAAGATGCTAATCCGTCTGGGTCAATTGTAAATGTTACTTTGGTTGGATCTTTTGGATCTACTCCTTCATACCTTACCATGTGGTAGACTGTATAAGGAAGTACATTATATACTCCGAATTTTTCTGAGATTTCTAATTTTAAAAAGAAGTCTCCGTATTTACACATATTTCTAACCCATGACCAGAGATTAAATTCAATATTTAATACATCGTAATATAGGTTGTAAAGAACTCTTTGAATGTTTTCGTCTGAGGATTTAATTGATAAAACCTCTCCCATATCGTTCTTTAATGTAGATTCATCTGCTAGAATATCTAGAGTGGAAGCAATAAGTGGATCTGTATCCATTGCTTCATAATCCGAATATAGTTGAATTCTTAACGTCTGGTAGTTAAGATTTGGATTAAATATGTTCTTATTGTTATAGATATAAAGACGAGAAAATCTATCCAGTAAAGAGTTAGTTTGGTATTTACCTGTACTCTGGATCTGATTAACATCAGCAATCTTTAACTCATCTCCTCCTACGTTCCTAACTAGTATATCAGTTGCAAATAATCTCTGTAATGAGGAAAATAAATTTCTTTCTGCCATTTTAAAAATGTTTTATTTATAAATAGTAACTTATCCTAATAGCCATGATAAATCTTCTTGACCATTCGGTGTCTCCATAAGATACGGATTATTACGCATTGGAGCAACATTATATACTGCAGTATTTCTTTGATTAAGGTTTACAAATGAAGACATTGTAGCTCTTGTTAAGTCCATCCCTTGTTGTCTCATTCTAATGGCAGTATCTCTAACATATAATGCTGTAGCAAAAGCCATTACTAAATCGTCATTGTATCCCGTCTGTGCCTGCGCCTTACCGTTCTTCCATATGAATACCCTCATTTCACCTAATAACCTCTTAGACTGTACTATAACCGATCTTTCCCGTATGTATTCAGTCATCTTGGCGATGACAAGTGGTCTTGTTTTAAGAGACATTGTAAATCCTGGTACTAATTTATCTCTTTCGTATTTTGCCATATATGATTCAACTGTTTCAGTATCTGATCTAGAAGAATAGTACAGGTTTTTATATTCTCTTTCTATTACCTGTTCAATAGTTGACCATCCAATATTAGCATTTTCTATTACTAGAAGTGCATCACAGTATTCTGTTGCTATTCCTACCAATACGTTTCCGTATTCTTTAGGCGATATCTTACCTTTATATTCGGCTACTTGTGTACAGCTTTCAATATCAAAGACATGGAAGCCGGAGTAGTCGGTAGAGTCCCCTCTAGCGACGTCGGCAACAACCATATACGACTTTTGATAGTCAGGTGATTCCCATATCCAAAGATTTCCGTCTACACCTCTCTTTTCAGTTGGTTCTTTCACATATGTCTCTTCGTAGAAAGCCATATTCTCAACCTCAATTACTGAGTCTCCAGATGATAAGAAGTCACAATCACACTCTTGAGCTGCTTGTTTCTCTCCTAGTTGTCTTGTTTGTTCATCTCTCCAGTCTTGCTTTCTTTCCGGATGTACATCCCATTTTAATTTAACAGGTACAAATCCATTCTCTCCTGCTTCAGCTTTTTCCCATGTTTTATGGAACCAGTTTCCAACTCCATTTGGAGTAGACAATGCCATACACTGTCCTCCGGTTGCTAAGGTTTGCTGAGCTGCAGTAAATGTTTCTTCAATATTATCAATGAAGGCTGCCTCATCTATTAACAGTAATGATACCGCTTCTGAACGAGCTGCATCTGCATTAGATGATTTAGCTGTTATTTTAGAACCGTTTTTAAGTCTAAGAGATAGTTTATTCTTTTCTGTGAAAGGTAACTGTAACCATTTTGGTAGATTCTCATACATGAAAATCGTTTTGGTTACAAGGTTTCTAGCTGTTGCTTGAGTAATTGCAAGTGCCAGTACGTTTTTATCTTTATGAAAGATCATTAACCATAAAGCATATGCTGAGGCTAATGTGGAGATTCCTAACTGTCTTGATTTTAAAGTTACTATAAACTTCTCATCTCTAAATAAATGCAGTACTCCTTCCTGGAATGGATAGAGATTAAATAGAATTCTACCTCTGGTTGGATGTTGAATATAGCAATACTTCTTCATGAAGTAAGCCGGGTCTTTTGCACATTTTATGTACTCTTGTGCAACTATTTGTTTTATATCTTGTTGTGACATATTATATATGTATATAATATAAATATAGGGATATAAAAAAACCCACCTTTATGGGGTGGGCTTGTAATTTATTCTTTACTTAGTTAAGATCTTCCGCATCGTAGATATCTTCAATTCTATTTCCTTCAAAATCTACTCCGTATCCGTACCCTTCTTTTGCATTTCCGTCTTCATCCTGTACTTCCCCTGTTATAAAGTACCCGTTTTTATGTTTAGATATTGAGATAACTGTGCCATCGTCCAATGGATCTGGTTCTTCTACTGCAAAGCGAGTATTTCCTAGGGTTACTTCTTCAACTTCTATATTCTCATTCAATATTCTTGAATTAGAAGTTAATTTATTCTCTGTTAAGAATTTTTTTAAGTTGAAACTTTCCATTACTTCTCTTCTTTCTTATCTTCTTTTTTAGAGAATTTTTTATCATATTCTTTTTCAAGTTTTTCAGCTTGCTTTCTTAAAGTCATGATATCTTTTTTCATTTGCTTCACTTTCTTAGCATCTACGAAATCTGCTCCTTCTCCTTCTTCTAAAGATCCTACCTTAGTTTCTAACATCTCAGCAATCTCTTTCATTCTTTTCATTTTGTAAGAATGTGCTGCTTCGTTAGTACCTGCTTCAATCTCTTGCATTAATTTTTCAATGTTCTCGTATTTTGGAAGAGGTTGTTCGTCTACCATTTCTTCTTCTGACATTGGTACTTCTTCTGCTACAGCCTGTGGTGCCATGCCCAAAGCATCTTGTACCATTTCGACAAGTCTCCTTTCTTTAGCTGTAAGGTTACTTTCCATTACTGGTTTTTTATTGTCTACAGATTCTCTTTCCATTTCCATCTCTCTTCTAAACATCCATAGTAAGTGTTTCTCTAAAGTACTTTTCTCCGAACGAGTAACTTCTGACCCTACTTCCTGTTCTACTTGCTTGATAGCATCTTGAATTGTTTGTAGTGCTGTTGAATACCCTCTGATACTGCCCACTATTTGCTCTGCTTTTGCATTTACTGCTTTAGCAGCTGGAGTATCGTAGCTGTCTGAGAATTGTGCTTCGTTTGTAGTTTCTTCTTTAAGAAGTTGTGCATTTTTTGTAAGGTTATTCTCTGTTAAGAATGATCTTAGATTAAAATTATCTGCCATTGTAGTTTATTTTTGTTTATAAATAGTTTGTTATTTAGTTAACTTAGTACATCTGCGTAGGAAAGGTATAGTGTATTAGATCTTCCCTCTCTACTTGGTAGTGCATTTTGAGGAAATGCTCTTAATTCTATACCGTTAGGTACTCCTATATGGTGATTAAACACTAATGCTGGAAGTTTATTATCCTCTTCTATTTGCTTCAGGTTTGTATAGAGTTTATGTACTTTTACTGTAATAGTATTTCCTGTGATTGAAAAATCTCTTTCTAAAAAATCCTGTTCTACTACAATAGTCGGGTATGCAGTCTCTGTACCAAAAATAATTTCATAATCAAGATCTCTAGGCGGATTGAGTATTACTACTTTCCCCCAGTTTTTTCCATTAGGATCTTTCATAAAGTATTTTGACTTCTTTGCAGTATCCGGCCTATTTACTAAGGTTAGTCTATCTATACTTCCTGCCTGTGCTTTTGTTAAAAATTTTTTATAGAGCTCGGCAAATCTGGTCTTACTGCTTTCCCATCTTCCTCCTACCTTTTTCTTGATAGAAACTCCCAATGCTGGTTTATTGTTTGAGTATAAATCTACGTCGGACTTGCTGTAGCTATTGTGTCCACTCCAAGAAGCATCTTCTGCTCCATCTATATTTTCTATAGTATAAGTCCTATTTCCATCTGTAAAATTTACCGTTACCGGACCTCCTACTTGTTCTATCTTATTTTTTAGTATTCCTAAAAATGTCTTTTCATTTAATTTACCATGACCGCCACCTATTTGAGCAGATAGAGGTTTATGTACTACACTAATCCCATCTCTAGTTGCTGTGTTTCTTGATACCTGCTCAAAACCTAAAGGTTCTACTGCTGCAAAAAAGTCTGGCCTAGACATGTCTAGTAGGTATACTATTTTTGTTTTTGTTTCTGACTTAATAAATTCTTTTGCAATATTTAATACACTAGCAACTTCTAAAGCTACTTTCTGTGCTTCTTGTGATAGGTATTCAAAACCCTTCTTACTGTTTCCAATATTATCAATTTCACTTAATAAGGTAGTCAGCGGAACTTTAAATATCTGTTCAAAAATCTTTATATCATCAGGATTATTCATATCTGGGTATCCTTTCTTACATCGAAAGGCCCATTCATTAACTACTTTGTCTATTACGCTCATAACTTATTTTTATAGTGCTTCTGGTGTTTCTTCTTCTGCTTCTGCTCCAAATTCGTCAGCTCCTGGTTCAGCTGGTGCTTCTTCCCCTCCTGCTTCTGCTCCTGGAAAGTCTCCTCCACCGCCTCCTGCTGCTGGTTCTGCTGCAAAGTCTTCTCCTCCTGGTTCTTCTCCTTGTGAAATTGGTCCATCTCTAAGGATTCTTCCTACTGCATCTAAAGCTTGTTGGTACTGTGTTACATTATTTAAGAAGTATCCTTTACCCTCAACAGTGGCTTCAAAGCCTTTTCCTGTCCATTTTAAGTCTAATGCTTGTCCGTTTTTAAGAACAACTTTAAACGTAGATGGTTTTGGAACTGTCCACTTTACATCTTCTACAAATTCATCGTATTCTGATGTGAATAGTTTTACTAATGTTTTTTTAACGGTAGGAAATTTTCCTAATATCTCTTGAGTAGATGTCTTTAGTACCGGTTCTTCTTCTTTAAGAAGTTCTACATACGCTTCTAAAATTACCTCTTTTAATTCTTCTTTGGTTATTTTTTTAGAAACAACATCTCTTCTATTTTTTAAATACTTGTCTGTTTTATCAACTTTTCCGTCATTGTTAATATCGTTATCTTCTTTCCCTACTACATCTAATCCTTCATTCTTAAAAGGTCTTGGACAAGGTGTACCTTTAACATGAGTATGTCCGCATCTTCCACAATATGTAGCTTTTTTTTCGTTTAATGCTAATGCTAATGCTACTGTTATAGGTTCTTGTTTTTCGTGCTTTTCTGATTCTGTATATCCTGCTGCTGAGTCTAGGTAGTCTTCTGCTTTTGTTAATTTAGCTTGAACCCATGCATCTAATTGATCATCATCTCCTAATAAATCCATCATCTTACTTGCGTTTGATTGAATAGATCTTAGCTGTGCTTTAGCCATTGATGTTTCGTCGTTTGGCTGTAAGTGATCATCTTCTTGTAAAGCAGGTGCATTCATTTTAATAAAATCATCTGATACTGCAAATACAATTACCTTTCCTGCACCATTATCAGATACATCGATATCTTCTATGTTATATGTTGCTTGTAATTTATCTGCTACTGCTTGTCCGATTTCCATTGCCCTCTTAATACCAAAGTCTCTTTCTTGACCTGACATTGTTCTTTGCCCTAAAGCAGCTAAGTTTCCTTCTCCTTCTGGGTATTTTATAAATACTTTTAAGAAATTAGGGTTATTTGGATCTTTGGTAGCATATGGTTTAAAGTTCTGTGAGTCAAAATTACCTTCTGCTATATTCTTATTTAACTGTGAAGGATCTGTTGGTGTTTGCATTCCTGCCATATCGTCATACTCTTCATCGGAAGGTCCAGATACATATTTTACCATTGCATCTGCTAATTTATCTTCTAATGCCGGTGTTGGAAGTGATACTTCATTTCCTTGTG